ATGGAGGTGATGGCCGCCCGCTCCAGCTGCCGGTCAATGAGCTTGTCGTACTCCACCAGCACGTCGCCGGCACGAACCAGCTCCAGCGCGTAGCGGTTGTCCAGTCCGATAATCACGCCGTCGGACACGGCAGAGGTGCGGTGCAGCTGTGCGCCCAGAGGGGTGCTGAGCTTGCCGGTGCCCTGGAAATTCAGCCCGGTGAGGGGATTCTGCAATTCGGAGATTTTCAGCATATCGGTCATGGTTGCGGTGGAGCAGAGGATGGTGTTCATTGTGTAGGGGTCAAACTGCCCCCAGAACTCCACCAGCTGGTCGTAAGCCAGCGTACCCTTAGTGCCGGAGATGGGGCCGGTGCCGATGGTATACTGGGTTGCAGCGTTCTCGTTGCCGTCGCCGGAGATCAGCACATTCACCGCGTCGGCCAGCTGCTGCTTCTGGATGTGTGCGCCGATCTGACGCAGCATCACGCCGAACAGATCCAGCTTCTGGAAGCGGATGGCCTCATAGGACGCCACCAGCATTCTGCCCCGCTTGCTCAGCTGCACCAGATGCTCCTTGGTCTTGACCGCTGTCTCGGGGATGGACGCACCCTCCATCACGTCCTTCAGCTCCTTGTCCGCGTCGGTGGGGATGGAGTAGATGGAGCGGTAGTCCATGGCGTCGATGACGGTGGTGGTAGCGGTGATGGCAGGCAGAATGTCGTTTTCCTCCATGCCCTGCCGGACGGTGCGGGCGATGTACTCCGGGAACAGCACGGCGGAATCCATAGTGCGGAAAAACTTCTCCACGGGGGAAGAACCCGCCCCCTTGGCGCGGATGCCGAAGCGCTTCAGCTGCCGCTGAAAGGCGTCGGTGCCCTCCAGCGCGGTGCCCCGGTAGTTTTCGCTGGGGTCCAGAGATTCCAGCACCTGCGTAAAGTTCATACCCTCCTGCCGGTACATGCCCTTTTCCAGTTTCAGATTGTCATAACCCATTTGATATCCTCCCAAGTAAATTTATGGCTGCCGGCCTTCGCCGGAGAACCTATGATGTATCGCGGCAGTGTCATTCACGTAAAGCCCCGCGCCGCCCCGAAGCCCCGTAAAATCCCTAAATCAAAAACCCGCTTTCCACTTTTTCCTCTTTCCCCCGGCAGCCGCCCAGCTGGGTCGTAAGCGGCATACTCTCCGCCAGCCGCTCTTCCAGCGCCGACTTGAGCTTGATCAGGTCTTCCGCCGCGGCGGTTCTGGCGATGCTCTGCAGCACCGGCGCTTCCACGCCCAGCTCCAGCGACAGCCCCAGACGCACAATGCTGTCCTCCAGCTCCTTCTGGTAGCGCTTCCCCAGCTCTGCCTGCTGATACAGCGCCCGGTATTCCGCCTGCGCGCCGAATTCATCGGCCAGTTCCTTGAGCTTGGGCTTTCCGCAGCCCAGCCCCTTCAGCACCCCGGCCTCCCGCTGTGCCGGGACGGCCACAAAGGAAAACTCGTAGGCGTCCATCGGCTCCTGTAAAATGGCGCAGCAGACCTGTCCGTCATAGCTCTCGCCCTTCCGATGCCCGCAGGAACCGTAGTCGCTCCCGCAGATGGAGCATACGGAGCGCCCCATGGCGCACCCCACGGATACCTCCTTTTTGATTCCCGCCTCAATGTCGGCGATGATCTCGTCGTTGGCATCCCCCCGCCGGATGTACGCCCATGCTTTGATGAATTCCGCGCCGTCCTCCCGCACCACCTCGGTCTGGAAGATACGCGCCACCTGCTTGTCGCTGCTCCACTTATGGTCAACGATCCCCGTCTTGCCGATAAACAGCTTGGCAAGTCCGGGGAGTGCGGCGCTGTCGAAGCGCTCAAAGTCCCGGTCTACCTGATTGTCGCACAGCCGCAGGGAGAACACGTAAACCTGCTCCGCCGTCAGATGTGCCTTAGCCAGATTGTTGATGGCTTCCAGCTGTACCGCCGTAGGTGCGCCGCTGCTTGCGGCCTGTGCCGCCTTGTTGATTTCCATGCCGGTTCCTCCATTCAAGAATTTTCATTTTGGGACGCATCCGCCAGACACTTTTCCGCCTGCGCCCGATAAAGCGCCGCCTGCGCTTCCTGCGTGATATCCTGCAAGCTGATGTCGTCCCACTCGATCTCCACCCGGTTGTCCAGCCCTTCCAGCGCAAGATAGGTCTGACAGATCTTCCGCATGGCAGGCTCCACCGTCCGCCGCAGAGCCCACAGTTCCGAGGTCAGCAGATCCGCCTGCTGGGTGCTCATCCGCTCGGTGGTGCTCCAGTTCAGCCCCAGCAAAAAGGGCGGCAGCCCGGTTTTTGCCACCAGCTGCTCCAGGATCTGCCGCACTGGGGTCTCGGAATCCAGAATCGGCGCTTCCCCGCCGATGACCTTGATCTCCACGTCCCCCACAGCCACGAAATCCCGCACCGTGCCGTTTTTGTTGTCCTCCATGGCCCGGCTCCATTCCGCCGCCACGGCTTTCCCCCGCTCCTGCGCCGTCACCGGGTCGAGGTTTTCGCCGCCCTTGCAGATGACGCTGTAACGGATGTTCCCGGCGCGTTCCCAGTTAACGCCGATGGTGTTGTAAATTTTCAGAAGAATGTCCGCGAGGAACGGCATCCCCCGGAACATGCTCACTCCATAAGGGTGTGCCGGCTCGGGATTCATCGTGGTGAACAGCAGGAGCTGCTGATAAGGGAGCGGCCGCAGCAAACCATGCTCATCGGTACCCCACAGCACCGTTTCCAGGGGGTTTTCCCCCTCCTGCGCTTCCAGCGCCGTCACGTCTCCCCAACATACCGCCCGCAGTTTTCCACCGGCGATCACCAGTTCGCCCACCGCCCGGCCATAGGTCAGCAGGCTGTCCAGATACCCGCTCAAAAAGCTTTCAATGCCCATCTGCCCCCGGCCGCAGGGCATCATCTGCAAGAAGCCATTGAGCCGGTGCTGTGCCTCACGGTCCCGGCACCGGACCTCAAACCCGCCGCACAGCCGCACCATTTTCGCGACCGCGGCGTCCAGCACCGGAATGGCTTCCCGCATCTCCCGGTAAATCCGCTCCTCCCCGGCGCCCAGAGGCGTAAACCCCTTCATCACCCCAAAGGGGTGGGTGTTCCCGGTGCGAAGCTGGCATACTGCCGCAACGCCTCCGGTTTCCTTCTGCTTTCGTTTCAAAAAATCGCTCCCTTCAAGCAAATATTACCCTGACGGCCCCCGTCAGCGCCTTCTCTCCACCGCCCACGCGGAAACCCCCTCCTGCCGCTCCCCCAGAACCGTGGCGGCAAAGTACCGCATGTCGTCCATGGCGTGGTCGTGCTCCTTGCGCACCTTGTCCTTCCCCCCGCCGGATAAATCCCAGACGTACTCGTCCATCTCCCGCAGGCAGTCCGCGCACCCCTCGCAAATCACGATTTTCCCGGCCTTCAGCAGATCGGAGGTCAGCCGGATGCCGCTGAGAACATCGTTTTCCGCCTTGCGCACCCGCCACCCCTTCCGCCGCAGAACCTCAATGAAGCTGGCCGCCGAGGGGTCAACGATCACCGCCGTGATCCGCCGTTCCCCGGCAAGTCCCTCCAGCGCCCGGGCGTATTCCTCGTCGGTCATCTGCCGCCGGGCCTCCCGGGAATTGAAGTAAAACTCCTTCACCCGGTACCAGACCCCGCCCCGCAGCCCCCACAGCCCCATGGACGTAGGATTCACCGTCCCGTAGTCGCAGGATATGTACCACTTTTCGCAGCTTTCCGGCGCTTTCCCCACCATTTCCGGCGAGAAAAAGTCGTAAACCCGACCTTCCGCCTGCGCCCACTGTCCGAGAATAAACCGCCGGTAGAACACCCCTGTGTACAGCTTCTGATACCGCTGCCGGATCTCAGGCGTCAGGGAGGGGTTGTCCTCCATGGTGAAGTGGAGCCGCAGACAGTTCCGCTTCTCCGCCTCCAGAATCCACGTCCGGTAAAACCAATGCCCCGGCCCGGCAGGGTTGCAGTTGAACCATAACCGGCTCCCGGCGACAGAGCACCGGGCGCAGGCCTGCTCCACAAAGCTGCGGGGCATCAGCGCCACCTCGTCCAGCAGCACCCCGGCAAAGGTGATACCCTGAATCAGGCTTGCGGAGCTTTCGTCCCGCCCGCCGAAGACGTAGAACTGGTTTTCCCGCCCCCGGAATTTTACAGTCAGCAGGTTATCCGTCCGCTTTTCCTTCCACTTCGCCCCCAGCGCTTCCAGCTTCGGCAAAATCTCGGACAACACATTTCTCCGCAGAGATGCAATCGTCTTGCCGCAGACGCCGAACTTCTGGCCGCTAAAGCAGCTCATGGCCCACAGGAAGAAGCTCAGCCCCATAGCCAGTGTCTTCCCGGAGCGGACCGCCCCGTCGCACACGATGGCCTCCCTGTCCCGGTTGGGACTCCCCGGCACCCACCAGCTCAGTACCGTCCGCTGCTTTGGCGAAAATGCCGTCATTCTTCCCCGCCGCCCTGCAAAGCTTTCAGGAAATCGTCCATGTCCGTCTGCTCCCCGTCCGCCACCGTCGCCAGCTGTTCCAGCGCCTGTAACCGGTCAATGAGCTTGATCTCCACCGTCCCCTTGTCGTTGCGCTTGACCTCGCTGAGCAAACTCAGGTCCAACTTGTCCAGCCTTGGCTCATCCTCCAGCGCCAGCCGCACGCAGTCGTTGGCTTTCCCGAACGCCAGTTCCGCCAGCCGCCGCGTCACATCCTCCCTCCGGATTTTCCCCGTCTGGATTCGCTGCTTCAGTTCCTTTTCCACGCTTTTGCGTTCCATAGTAACCTCCCTTTCATCCAAACCCAAGAAGACAAAAAAAGTTGCACCCGAAGGTGCAACCAGATAAATCCCTGAAAATCTTTCTCCCCACCCGCCGCCCGCGACCACTTCCATAAACCCCGCACAAGCCGTCAACCCACCGAATTACCGCCCCGCCGCATACCTTAGAAATCTCCAAATCTC